CACAGGTAATGCCTCTGTATATAAACGTGTATTAGGTACACCCAATGGTGTATGCGTAGTAGTAGAGGATGTGATCAGTGCCGTAGCTGTAGCTCAGATATCTCCTAACACTACAGGCTTAGCTATCTTAGGTACGTCATTAGGTCTGGCACAGATGGAACACATTGGAGATTTCTATAAGGTTATCATAGGGTTAGACCCCGATGCTATGACGAAGACGTTATCTTATAAGAGAGAAGTAGAAGCATGGACAGGTAAAACAGTTAAGGCATTGAGGCTTGACGACGACATAAAATATAAGTTAGACACAGATCAAGATAGATTAAAGGAGATGATAAATGATGGAACTCGCACTCATTAGGACTTTGATGAACAAAGAGTTCTACGATAACAACAAGGGTATACGATGCCCTGATGAGTTGTTCAGTAAAGATGTTCGCAAGATGAAGCAGACACTAGACTACGCTATGGCTACGTATGACCGTAGCTTGACTGCATCAGAGCTAGAGGCTTTGTTCTTTGCTAACAATAGCACCATGACTACTGCTACCAAGCAGGTGTACAGTGACTTGTTTAAACGTGTAGCTCGTGAGCAACCTATGAACCAAGACATAGCTGATGAAGTATTGTCTAAGCTATTTCAACAGGTGTTAGGTAATCAGGTAGCTAACATAGGATTTGATTACGTCAATGGATCGCTTGATAGCCTTGAGCCTTTACGTAACTTAGTAAAGAAATATCAGGATGACTTCACACCTAACCTTAACATAGAGTTTGGTGATATAACTATAGACCATCTACTCAAGGCTAATGCTATACAGTCTCAATGGAAGTTTAATATACCTAGCCTATCACGACAGGTAGAAGGTATCAGTGGAGGTCACTTAGTTATAGTAGGTGCTAGACCTAACACAGGTAAGACAAGCTTTCATGCATCCCTGTTGGGTGCGCCAAATGGGTTTGCTTCTCAGGGTGCTAAGTGTTTAATACTTTGTAATGAGGAATCATATGAACGTGTAGGTGCTAGGTATCTTAGTGCCGCATCAAGTTTATCTATGGAAGAGGTCAAGGGTAACTATGCCCTAGCCGCCACACGTTACGAGCCAGTACGAGAGCAGATCAATCTGTATGACAGTACCGGTAAGGACATGGCGTGGGTAGAGGCTATCATCAAAGCCTATCGTCCTGACATTGTAGTGTTAGACATGGGAGATAAGTTTGCCGTTAAGAGTAGCGACAAGTCAGATGTGTACCTTAAGAATGCGGCTATCCATGCACGTAACATAGCTAAGCAATACAGTTGTGCTATCATATGGATGTCTCAGTTGTCTGCCGCCGCAGAAGGTATGGTCAACCCTGATCAGTCTATGCTTGAAGGATCTAAGACAGGCAAGGCGGCTGAGGCTGACTTGATGGTGTTGATATCTAAGAACCCTGTACTAGCTGACACAGCAGATGACGCAGATGATTCGCAAAGGTATTTAGTTATAGCTAAGAATAAGCTACAAGGAGGATGGCATGGTAAGATTACATGCACATTAGATGGAGCTAGGTCACAGTACTTAGCATAGAAAGGAGTAGACTATGGAATTAGTTCTTGATGTAGAGAACACAGTCACACACAGGGGTGGCAAGATGCACCTCGATCCTTTCGAGGCAAGCAACAAGTTAGTACAAGTAGGCGTACAGGAAGTTGTATCAGGTAAGCAAGCCATATATAACTTTGATCACGTTGAAGCTAATGACTATGATGGTAGTCAAGCTAAAGCACTACAAGATTATCTAGATAGAACAACACTACTAATCCTACACAATGGGCAACACGATATGCCTTGGCTATGGGAGAGTGGGTTCAAGTATGACGGTCTTATATATGATACCATGTTAGCTGAGTATGTACTGATGAGAGGCAATCACATTGAGATGACGTACACTGGGGCTTTCAAGAAGAAGTCACTGGCGTTAGGTGAGTGTGCGATAAGACGTAAGCTAGACTTTCAGAAGGATGATACACTAAAGAAATACTTTAAGGATGGTTACAATACAAATGAGATACCTCTCAAGGAACTTACATATTACTTACAGTGTGATCTATCTACTACTCGTGCTTTGTATTTAGACATTGAGTCAGACTATGCTCAACCTGAGAGTGAATCATTACGTAACATAAGAGACATAACATTCAAGGTATGCTTGGCACTATCTCGTATGTATTCATCAGGCATCAAGGTAGACTTGAAGGCATTGGATGAGGTGCGTAAGCAGTTCGAAGAAGAGAAGGCAGACATTGAAGGTAGGCTAGGCATCAAGGTACGTAACCTTATGGGTGACACACCTATCAATCTTAACAGCCCTGCTCAGATGTCAGAGGTTGTATACAGTAGGAGGCCTATCAATAAGAAAGGGTGGGTAGAACTGTTTGATCCTGTCATGTCAGAAAGAGATTATAAGCTTAAAGTCAACGGTAACAGTACAATGATACGGAAGACTATAGCGTTCACCTGTCCTGATTGTAAAGGTGAGGGTAGTGTGTACCGTATCAAGAAAGATGGTACTAAGTTTGCTAGGCCTAACAAGTGTAAGCCTTGCGAGGCTAGAGGCTACCAACTTAAGAAGACTAATCAGATGGCAGGGCTAGGCTTCATGCCTCCCTCAAAGAAGTGGGTAAGTGCTAACGGCTTTAGTACAGGCAAGGATAACTTGGATACTTTGATGGGTACTGCTAGAGCTAATGGTATGGACAGTGCACTTGACTTCTTAGGAGATCTTAAACGTCTATCCGCTATCAGTAGTTACCTGTCTAGTTTTGTTGAGGGTATATCTGTATTCACAAAAGAGGATGGCTTCCTACACGTAGGTCTAACCCAACACATCACCAGTACAGGTAGGTTCTCAGGGCGTAACCCTAACATGCAGAACATGCCGAGAGGTGGTACGTTCCCTGTTAAGAAGGTGTTCGTGTCTCGATGGGAGGGTGGCTACGTTATGGAGGCTGACTTTGCTCAGCTAGAATTTCGTGTTGCCGCATTCTTATCTCAAGATTATAAAGCCATGAAAGAGATAGCTACAGGTTTTGATGTACACAGTTACACTGCTAGGATTATCACAGAAGCAGGTCAACCTACCTCTAGGCAAGATGCTAAGGCACATACCTTTGCCCCTCTCTTCGGGGCTACAGGGTACGGTAGAAGCCCTTCTGAGGCGGCGTACTACAAACACTTCATTAAGAAGTACACAGGTATAGCGGCATGGCACAAGAGGTTAGGCGATGAGGCTATACGCTTTCAGAAGATTACTAACGTTGGTGGTAGGCAGTATGCTTTCCCTAATACAGAGAGAAGATCCAATGGTATGCCCACTAACTTCACCATGATAAAGAACTATCCGGTGCAAGGGTTTGCCACTGGCGATTGTGTACCTGTAGTACTACTAGAGTTAGAAGATAGGCTTATGTCTATGCGATCTAAGGTAGTCAACAGTGTGCATGATTCAATGGTGATAGACATACATCCATACGAAAAAGATCAGGTGATAGAGATCATCAACACCCTGAACATGGATCTGAATGAGATCATCTATAAGTATTATAAGGTTAAGATGAATGTACCCTTATTATTAGAAGCTAAGATAGGCCCGAATTGGCTTGACACAAAGGACGTTTGACGCTATAACTTAGCATCCCAGAAACCCTCATACATAAAGGAAAAGTTATGAGCACACAGTTACAGACACTAAACATAGAAGGAATGTCCTTATCGGAAGCTATGGGCATATCAACATCAACAGGTGGATCACAATCCACACTGGCACGTATTAAACAAATACACTCAGCTATTACCGTAGAAGATTCAGAGGGAGACGAGAAGATCGTTGTGCCTATTGGGTCTTACCAAGTTACAATGCCTGATGGTGAAGTTGTATATAGTAAGACACTTACAATGAGATTATTCTCTCAGCGTATGCAATGGCAACGATGGGATGCAGGTGCAAACACTATGCACAAGACATTACTTTCGGGAAATCTGAATGTAGACTTGAAGGATACATCAGGCAGACATAATTGTGGTAGGCCATCAGGCTACATCAAAGACTTTAAAGCTTTACCAGAAGAAACGAAGTCAGTAATACGTGACGTGAAGCGTACAAAAGTTATGCTCGGTATGGTAAAGTTAGACAAACCTATTGATGAGCAAGGCAATGCAGTGAAGGGTCACGATGAAGAGATCCCATTCGTAATGGACTCAAGGAATACTGAATCAAACAAAGCTATTGATTCCGCCTTAGCTCAGATCATGGCTAAGAAACTTACACCTGTAGAGCACACACTTAATCTAGGTAGTGCCAAGCGTGACATGAATAGTGGTGGCAAGTATGCTGTTATTGTTCCTTCGTTAGGTATAAAAGTTCCTTACCAACCAGAGGATAGTCATACACTAAAGTCTTTCCTTGATTGGATTACTAATACTAACACATGGGTAGAGAGTAAGCATGATGAAATAGTTAACTCATCTATGTCTTCTGAAGATGCAGAGTTAGTAGGATCTATCGTAGAAGTTAAAGAGTTCGAGGGATGATCCACCCTGCTGAGTTATCAGTACACTCTTTCTTACGTTCTGCTATAGAAGGTAAGGCATCTATGAGTGATGAAATAATAGAGCAGGTAGCCGCTGATGTGGTTACCTCTTTACACAAACAGTTCAATGGTGGCCCTCGTGACGCATTTAGATTACGTATGTCTAACATAGGTAAGCCTAGATGTCAGCTATGGTTTGCTAAGAATGATCCAGAGACTGAAGAAAACAAACCAACATCCTTCATGCTTAACATGTTGATGGGTGATTGGTCAGAGGCTATCTTCAAGGGGATACTACGTGCCTCTAAGGTAGACTTTAAAGACAACGACAACGTAACCTTAGATCTAGGTGATGTCTCTATCAAAGGTGAGTATGACATGATCCTAGACGACAAAGTAGATGACGTTAAATCTACTACACCTTGGGGTTATGATAATAAGTTTACTGACTATAACACATTAAAGAATGCTGATGACTTCGGTTACGTAGCTCAGCTTGTAGGCTATGCAAAAGCCTCAGGCAAAGAGGTAGGAGGTTGGTGGGTTATCAACAAAGTTAATGGTCAGTTCAAGTACGTACCTGCAGAAGAAGCAGATAGTGAAACAGTATTAGAAACTATAAAGGGTACGGTAGACTATATAAATAATGATGAGCCGTTTGCTAGATGCTTTGAACCAGAGGAAGAAACATACCGTAGAAAACCTAGTGGCAATATGAAGCTAAACAAAACCTGTAATTGGTGTGATCATAAAAAGAAATGTTGGCCTAATCTACAAGAAAGAGAATCTCTTGTAAGTCAAGCCGCCATAAAACCTGTCGTTAATTACACATACATAAAGGAAGAAACACAATGACAACTGTTACTTTAGATGAAGTAGAATATACTATTGAAGACTTTACAGATGAGGCAAAGAATGTCCTTAATCTTGTACAACATTTACAAAGGGTCACAGAAGGCCATCAGTTAAATGCACAGTGTACAGATGCTATGCTTAAAGTTAAGATAGCTGAACTCAAACAGTTATTGACAGGTGAGGAAGCACCGTCTGATGACTAGGTTTGCAAAGGGCTACAGACGTAGGCACAATGCTAGTAAATATAAGTCCGGCCTTGAGGAAGAGGCCGTTCTTTTTCTCAAGACTAGACAAAAGAAAGTACGTTACGAGAAACTAAAGATAGAATGGGAAGACCTACGCTATCGTACATACACACCAGACTTTGAGCTAGACAATGGTATCATAATAGAAACCAAAGGAAAGTTTGATCCTGATGACAGACGCAAGCATCTTGAAATAAAAAGACAACACCCAGAGCTAGACATACGCTTTGTATTTAGTAACGCTAAAGCTAAGATAAACAAAGGTGCTAAGCAAAGAAACTTTGAGTGGTGTGAGAAGAATGGATTCAAGTGGGCGCATAGAATTATTCCAGAAGAATGGTTGCAAGAGAAAGGACAATGTACTAAGTTAGATCGTATAGTCCTCAAGACAGAAAGAAGAAAGTAATATGCCCTACACATTAGACGATGATGAGATTGCCGTAATAATAAGACCTGCTTCCTCTAAGGATATAGAAGATTGGAATGGTAACGTGACTACAGGTATAGTAGTAGGTGATGATTTTGCACTACCTCAACATGTGCTAAGAGATCTCGTCCATGTAGCCAGTATGTTTACTTCAGCAATAGATGTTATGAATTATGATGACTATGTTTATGATACAGTAATGGATCACAGGCAACAGGTTCTCATGAATGAGATTGAAAACCAAGAAATAAAAGATGAGAATACAGGTGAAGTAATAAACTTTAATGAGTTTACTAAGACGAAGGGTAATGCATAATGGCTAAATGGAAAGACTTTTCTGTAATAAAAGAACAAGAAGTATTTGATCCAGTAGAAAGACCTGCTCACTACAATCAAGGCGGCATAGAGTGCATTGATTATATTAGACAAGTGCTAGGCTTAGAAGGATTCATTGCTTACTGCAAAGGTAACGTCACTAAGTACAACCACAGAGCTTCTTACAAAGGCAACCCTGTTGAAGATACACACAAGGCTCAGTGGTACATGAACCGTATGGTTGAGGCCATGAAGGAGAAGCATAAATGAGATGCTATCACTGTGAATCTGAGTTGATATGGGGTGGGGATGAAGATATAGTAGACGAAGAAGAGTGGTCTATGGTTACAAACCTTACCTGTCCTAGATGTCACTCAGATGTCTTAGTGTATTTACCTTGCGAGGATAGAGAAGATGACTCATAGAACATTTAGCATTTCGTTTTCTTTAAAGATAGATGAAGATAATAATATATTAGGATCACACGATGATTCACATATAGAAGACGTTTATGATTTGATTGTAGATACTTTCTATGATATAGACGATGTAATGATTAATAATTTAATAGTGAAGGAAAAGTTATGACTATAGGATTTAGGGAGTACCAAAAGAAAGCGGCAAGTTTTGCAATCTATCCTGCAACACACAAGGTATTATACCCTGCTCTAGGTCTTTGTGGTGAGGCAGGAGAGGTAGCCGACAAAGTTAAGAAGCAAGTACGTGATAATGTTTTTAATAGGCATGAAGTAGCTAAAGAACTAGGTGATGTAATGTGGTACGTAGCTGTTCTTGCTAACGATATAGGTTATAACTTAGATGAAATAGCAGATATAAATATAGAAAAACTTACAAGCCGCCAAGACAGAAACAAAATTAAAGGGTCAGGAGACAACAGATGAACAACACACTACCAACAGATTATCAATCATTCATACACAAGTCACGTTATGCACGTTGGCTTGATGATGAAGGGCGTAGAGAGACGTGGAGTGAGACAGTAGATCGCTACATGAAGAACTTAGTACGTCCAGCTTTAGGTGACAAGCCTAAGCAGATAGCTGAAATTGAACAAGCCATACTAGGACTAGAAGTAATGCCTTCTATGAGGGCGTTGATGACTGCAGGGCCGGCTTTAGCTCGTGACAATACAGCAGGTTACAACTGTTCTTATCTAGCAGTAGATGATATCAAAGCATTTGATGAAGCTATGTTTATACTACTGTGTGGTACAGGCGTTGGGTTCTCAGTGGAACGTCAGTCAGTACAGAAGCTTCCTGAAGTACCTGAACTTATGTACGACAGTGAAACTACTATTGTAGTTAAGGATAGTAAAGAAGGTTGGGCTAAGTCACTACGTCAGATGATTGCTTTACTGTACAGTGGTGAGATACCTAAGTGGGATGTATCTAAGGTACGACCTGCAGGTGCAAAGCTAAAGACATTTGGTGGTAGAGCATCAGGCCCTATGCCTTTGATTGATCTATTTAACTTTGTTATAAAGACATTCAAAGATGCTAAAGGACGTAAGCTATCGTCACTAGAGTGTCACGATATCATGTGTAAGATTGGTGAAGTAGTAGTCGTAGGTGGTGTTCGTAGATCAGCTATGATCTCACTATCTAATCTATCTGATGATCGTATGAGACATGCTAAGTCAGGCTCATGGTGGGACAATGATCCACAACGAGCATTAGCTAACAACTCTGTGTCATACACTGAGAAGCCTGACAGTCTATCATTTATGC